CTTCCCAGGCGTCCAGCTTGCCGCTTCTATCCTTAGCGGACCAAAGTCCATCTGTGTCACACTGCAACGCTCTGACAGCTTGGCCCTCTGCATCTTTTTCAACGCGCAATGCCAAAACCTCATCAAAAAAGAATGGCAATGACTGACCCATCTTATTGCCGGGCATGGACGGGGCATAACTGACGCGCCCCATTTCATCGCTGGACTTTTCCAGCTTTGCGCTGAAATAGACATTCTTTCCGGGTATATCCCTGAATGACCGGATGAGGTCGCCCATTTGCTCTTGCATAGAGCCATAGGCTTGGCGGGGGTCAACCAGCTTGCCGTTTACCGTTCGTTTCTTTTCGGTGGATAGCACCACTTCCGCTATCTCACTGATTGAGTCAAGGCAGATTGACTCGAACTGCTTCGCCTCATCTGATGACGTAACCCATTGATATGCCTCATAAAGACTGTACATATCGGTAATCTCAATGAACGGAATGTCTGCGTCTGCAATAGATAACAGACCACCCTCTGCCGACAGTACAACCGGCGTTGGCAAGGTAGGTATCAGTGATGTTTTGCCAGCGCCAGCCTGACCATAAACCAGCAGCTTAACGCCGTTAGTGTGCAGCCCCTTAGTGGAGCGTAGTTCTATAGCCATGTTGTTTCTCCAAATTAGAGCCGGTTCGCGGTATGCGGGTTAGCTCTTGTTGACCATACTAGCCTTGCTGTTGTAAGATGTCAACACCAAGTTAAACACATAGGTGCAAAAATATGACAACCAAAGAAGCAGTAGCCCATTATGGCGGCATTAAAGAGTTGGCTGACGCTCTTGGCATCTGGCCGCACAATATAAGCCGGTGGGGTGCGCATCCTCCAATGCGCAGGCAATACGAGCTTGAGGTTAAGACGGGTGGTAAATTGAGGGCTAAAAAATGAAGAAATGCAATACTTGTCATGAATTTAAGTGCGAATCTAAATACTATAAAGATAGGTCAAAGAAATATGGATTAAGAAATAGCTGTAAAAGTTGCGAAAAAATAAAAGAAAAAGAATATTATTTGAAAAACAAAAAAAGCCATAGTGAAAGGTCAAAAAAATATTATGAAGACAATAAAGAAAAAACTTTATTGTTAGCTAGAGAATATAGAAAAGAAAACATTTTTAAAGTTAAAGAAAGAGAAAAGCGATATAGGCAAAAAAACAAAGACAAAATAGCAAAGAGAAAAATGGATTATAAAAAGCTTAGGTATAGAATAGATCCTCTTTTTAGGCTTTCAGAAACCTTGAGAGCAAGGACTAGGCTGGCTTTTATTAATGGCGGTTACACCAAAAAAACCAAAACTTTTGAGATGTTTGGATGCTCTTTTGAGTATTTAACTCATCATATAGAGCGGCAGTTTAAAAAAGGTATGAACTGGGATAATTACGGTGAGTGGCACATAGACCATATAATACCAATTTCAATCGCCAAAACTGAAGATGAGCTCATAAAGCTTAATCATTACACAAACATCCAGCCTTTATGGGCTAGCGAAAATCAACATAAAAGCAATAAGTGCCCTATATTATGGGCTCAAGAAAACGGAGATTTGCTGTAATGGGTAATATATCAGACATTTTCGGGGGAGCGCCCTTCATACCACCACCAAAGCCAAGCGCCACCTATGCACTGCCACCTGAACAGCAATTCATAGACGCCATAGAGCAGGCCGGTTACACGCCGCCCAGTCACATCGTATTTGACGGCAAGGTGCACCGGTTTAGCAGTGACGGTAGAAAGCGGGGCGATGCGGGCTGGTACGTTGCCTATGACGGCAAGGTATACGCCGGTGCCTTTGGGTGTTGGAAAGACGACACATCCATAGCCTGGCGACAGGACATAGGCCGCGAGCTATCGACCATTGAGCAGATGGAACACGCCAAGCGCATACGCGAGGCCAGAGTAAGTGCCGAAGCTGACCGCAAGCGAAAACAGGAAACCGCACAGGGCACGGCCAGTGAGATATGGAGCCAAGCCAGCGAGGCGATCGACGATCACCCCTATCTAAAAAAGAAGGGGGTTAAGTCGCACGGCCTGCGCGTCAGCGGTGACGGTCGGCTTATTGTGCCAATGATCGACACGCATGGCGAAATAAGCTCTTTGCAATTCATCCCAGCCGAGGGCGACAAAAAGTATCTGCCTGGCGGATCGGTCGAGGGGTGTATTTTTGCCATACCCGGACAGGGCGATACCCACTACATTTCCGAGGGATACGCCACGGCAGCCACGATCCACGAGGCGACCGGGGCCACGGTTTACGCGGCATTCAGTGCCGGTCAGCTATCAAGGGCGGCGGCTAATGTGCGCCAGCATCATTCGGGTGATCTTGTGATCGTGGGAGATAACGACGAATCAGGCACCGGGCAACGCAAGGCTCAAGAGGCGGCCAGCGAACACAAGGCCCGCGTCGTGATACCGCCAGAAAGCGGCATGGATGCGAACGACTATGCCCAAGCGGGCCACGATCTAACGACACTACTAAGCCCACCTGCCGATGACTGGTTGATCCCGGCTGATGAGTTTGCCTCCAAGCCTGCGCCGATCCGCTGGCTGATCAAAAACCACATCCAGTCCGATGCCCTGATCATGGTTCACGGCCCGAGCGGGGGCGGCAAGACCTTTGTGGTGCTTGACCAGTGTCTGACTATTGCCAGCGATCAATCGCACTGGTGCGGGAACATCGTACACGGCGGGCCGGTTGTGTATTTGGCCGGTGAGGGTCACCACGGTCTGCGTGGGCGCGTTGCCGCGTGGAAACAGTACAACCGGGTCGATAAGCTGAATATGTGGCTCAGTAGGGCCGGGACAGACCTTAACACGCCGCACGGGGCTACTAAGGTACGTCAGGCCCTGTTAGCACTGCCAGAGCCGCCGCGCCTTGTTGTGGTCGATACGCTGCACCGGTTTTTGGCCGGGGATGAGAATAGCGCACAGGATGCCAAGGGCATGCTTGACGCCTGTAATGCCATACAGCAGGAGTTTGGCTGTGCCGTTCTTTTAGTCCACCACACCGGCGTCAGCGATGAGGCCCAGCATCGGGCGCGGGGTTCGTCAGCCTGGAAAGGGGCGCTTGATATTGAAATCAGCGTCGTGCCAAGCGTTGATGACAAGCCGCTGGAAATAATCCAGCGCAAAAGCAAGGACACCGAACTGGCTCCGCCCCTTTATATGCGTATCACGTCGGTTGAGTTGCCCTGGCAGGATGAGGACGGGGAGCCGGTGACCTCTGCCGTGGTGACTCAGGATGATGATTATCAGCCCTCAGATAAACCGGCAAAAGCATACTCGGATGCTAAAAAGCTGTTTGAGTCAGCCTGGATTTCGATGGGTGATATTAGTCAAGGCAAGCCGTATTTGACCGAATCAGCATGGCGTGAATTTCACCGAAATGAGAATCAGGACAAGAAACCGGACACTGTTAAAAAGGGTTTTCAACGGCAAAAGAAAACACTGTTAGATGAAGGGTTTTTAGTGGTCGATGGGGCTGGATTTTTGGTCAATGAGCCAATTTCGGCCACTTCGCTGGTTTTGATCAAAAAGACAACGGGACAATAGGGGACAATTTGCATTGTCCCGGCTGAGAGGCCCATTTTAGAGCATTTTCATTAAGCGGGACAATCAAGGGGACAATTTACGGGGGCAATACATCGGAGGGGGACTGTGGGGGGACACGGGACGGGGGTATGGTTATATATAATATAACCATCCCCCATTGTCCCCCTCCCGATGCGGTCGAGTTGTCTGATATGCGTGACACTGTTTTTTATTTTAATTATTTATGATAGTATGTCCCGCATTATTTAATCAGAGGTTAGAGAAATGCTGACAATCGAAGAGAAAAAAGAACGGGCGCGAATCAGGAAGGCAAGGTGGAGATCAGAGAATCCTGACAAGTACCGCCAAGAGCTAAACAAGGCTTCGGAGCGGGATAAAGCAAAGCGAGCCAATCAACCAAAGAAAATAAAGCAGTATCAGGGTAATCACCCTAGCGAGATGGACGGATGGGTTTTTGTTGGCGATCTTAATGTCATAGCAGGAAGGTCGTGGAAGGTATATAAAAAGCATTCCGCTGAAAGCTGGTTTACTGTCAAAGTTTGCTGCGTTGGTAGGCGGCCATCAAAAGCAAATTTCTGGCTATCGTGGAACGGAGATCGGATGGCAAAAAGCAAATCCTATATTGCCGCCATTGAGTATATGCCAGAGATCGTTTCAGAAACCCAGCGGTTACTCGAAAAGGCATAAAAACCCCTCCCAATATGAAAAACGGTTCTTTCACAGGTGGGGTGGTGCGGGGGTAAGATGGGTTTATTGAATCGACAAACAAACAAGGGGAAAGCAATAATGAAAACATTTCGACTCATTGGCCGCACCATCGAATTTAAGGTTATAAATCGCCGGTTTATTTTGTCCGGCACTTG